CTTGTCGTGCTTTGGCCTTATTTTCCATCAGTAGTTGGCTGCTGATATACTTACTCATGTTGATTCCTTATTGGTAGTTCTCTTCGATAAACCTCCGCACTTCCGTAGGGAAGCGCTCGACGATATCTTTGGATTCAAGTTCTAGATCGCAGACTAACTCGTCTGCGTCCAGTTCCTCTAGCATCTGCTTGTGCCATTGGTATTCTTCGTTGGTCATTAGTTCGCTCTCACTAGTACGTTGTCATTGCTTGGTTGGCTCGCCTTGCGAGATCGACTCCAAGTACCACAGCCTTGACACTGGTATCTTTGGAACACCGTAGTCTTAGTGCGATACTCTCCCCTTGATTGAATCTTCGTACTGGAACAGGTCGGACAAGTGATCTTAGTAGGGTTAGATGTGAGGCCCGCGTTAGGGTGGCCTTTAATCCACGGTCTAAGGAACTTGTACAGCTTAGGTAGGAGGACAACATCTCGCCTGTTGTATTTCTCCATGAGTTTCCACGCATTCTTATCTCCATCCATGCACTCATACCACAGTTCAATACCGTAGTGTGAGATCTTATTGCCGAGTCCGAAGTACTTGGATACGTAGTCTAGCTTGTTGCTAGCCAGCTTAAAGTTCTGACGTACCGTAGACAACAGATCAATCTGATCAAAGGGTGACGGGGGTGGTAGTCCAGCGTAAGCGAACTCCCTGTTAAGGTGCTTGATGTCAAAGGACTTGCCATTGTAGTGGCACACCGCATCAGCTTCGTCAAGAAGCTCATGCATCTTGGTGATGAAGTCCTTCTCAGTGTGCTTCTTAAAGAACACCTCCTTCTTACCTTCCCATTTAGCAGCCCAACACAGTGTGAACGTAGGGTTCTTGATCTGCCCAATAGGTATGTACTTAGGAAACAAGTTCCAGAACGTACCCTCATGGGGAGTAGTCTCGATATCAAGGTGCAATATCTTTAGTGGGTTACTTACTCTTGGCATTAGACTTCTCCACTTGATCTATCGCTTCAAGACAAGCATCTTCGAACTTGTCAAGCTCTGCTCGTATTGTACGAAGGGGACGTAGGTCTGCTTTACGAGTGATCCAATGAGACTGGGCCTCTTCATTAACACCGAAGTCAGCGTCGAAGCTAGCTGATCTTTCTATCTTTTCACTAGTCTCAGCAGGAAAGTAATGAACTTGCCAAGATACGACACCCCTACAGTTTGAGTTCTTAGATCCATCGACGAACTTGCGTCCTGTTTTCTTCCATCCTTTATTCATTTCAACCACCTCTCAGGCACACTGCCTATTGCGTAATCGTAATTGTTTTGCATACACCAGTCACTATAGTGAGTGGTACTGTTCTTGTGGATCTTATTGTCCCTCATGAAGAGCATCTTAATGTCAAGGTCAGGGTGGTCCGCTTGGATAGCCGCCATCTTGCGCCTGTCAGCAGCAGTAAAGCGACCTTTAGTCTCGATGATGGTGCCGTTTGCAAGAAAGAAGTCTGGTGTATACCACCCAGTGCGGAGTAATGATTTACTACCGCAATCAGCGCACTTGGCGAGATTCTTTCTGAGAGCTTCGTCGTATTGGTAGCTCCACGTCTCGTATGTAAACGACATACCTGCATCATCTAACTCCTTGGCAATCTTGTCTTCGAACTTAGATCTGCGTCCACTCTTAAGATTCCTCTTCGCCATTGATTGCTTCCTCCATCTCTGTCGCATAGTACGTGGCCTTGCTACAGTCCGTATCATGTGCGCCTTTGTAGTTAGCTCTCATAAGGTACTTGAGTATGTTACCCTTGCAGTAACCAATGAACTCCTCGGGAGTTAACTTAGCTTTGATTACATCAAGAGCCTCATACCCGCCCACTGTGTAGTGGGCGGGGCTGTTGACTTCATCTACCATTCGAAACCGAACCCAATCTTAACGAGGTCGGCATCCCCAGATCGTGCATATCCAATCTTAAGAGACACGTTATCCTCATCAGTGTATGAGTACCCAAAGCCTACGGCTGTGGTACCCCACACACTAGCACCAGTGAAGGTCATGCGATGATCACCTTCCCGTGCCAGATCAATGTCCAGTACAGTAGAGGCAGCTACATACTCTGCGAACCTACCGAACCGGAAGTTCGTGGTGTTGATCCAATCCGTAGGCACAGTACCCGGCAAGCCACGCTCACCTTGGATACCCTGTTCACCTTGTGGTCCCGTGTATCCACGGGGTCCACGTTCACCGTCCTCTCCATCTTCACCATCGTTGTCCTGACTGGCGAGACAAGCGTGTGTAACAAACACAGGGTGAGCACAAGGGCCGTGCTCATTGGTAGCGAAGGCACTCATAGGGAGCAGTGCCATTAAAACAATTAACATCTTCTTCATTTAGTTATCTCCTGTACTTTAGGTTCTCGTTTAATGGTAGTAAAGTGAATTGGTTTATGGTTGTAGGCAAAGGTACGGAGACCCTGTCCACCATTACTGTCCTTCCAGCACTCTTTCTTATAAGCGCAGTAAGAACATGAGATGGGAAGACTTTCATTTCCCGACTTTCCGTAGGGTTCGGGAGCATAGCCCCGAGGAACACGGGTTGCTTTGATGTATTCCACACTCGTAGCAATGTCCCGTGCCCGTTCAAGGAGTGTTTCTTTGTCTGGAGTAGAAGCTGGCGTATACTGTATGTAGCCGTTCTGTTTGTCGATCCAAACAAACCCAGTCTCACTCCCTCTTTCCAAGCTTTCAGGTGCGAACTCGTTGTAAAACCCGAGCTGGTATAGATACCCGAAGGAATCGTTCGTACTGTCAATCCCATACTTGTATCTCTGAAACCCATATGTAGAGGTGCTTTTAACATCGATCAATACTCCGTCGATGACCGCATCAATGCGTCCACTTACTACCCAGTCGATGCCATTCTCACGTTCGACATCAACCTCCACCCTGAACTGAGGGTCCCGTACTTCGTGCCCTGCTTCCTCTGCCATATAGAGGACAGCTTCCTCAAGGACGCTGCCATATAGGAACTTAAACTTAGTGTGTCCCTCAAGGACATCACCAGCCTCCGGCATATTAAAGTTATACCAGTGCTGCCTCATGCAAGGCTTGCCTAAGTCAGAGGCCCAGAGCTTGCCCCTTTCACGGGGCTTGTCTCTTTTGAGAGTTGACTTAGCCATCTCTCCACCTATATTCATAGCGTACTTAGCAGCCAGATCGGAGTTAGGTTCGTGATCCGATGTAGCGTCAAGCACCTTATAGATGTCCTTTGACAGGGTATGTATTTGTTTACTCATCAATAGCAGCCATTGCTGCGGCCTGTGCTACCTCACGGTGGCCGGTAGCAAAGTCTGTGATCTCATAAGCGAACTGGAAGAACGCATTCTCTGCATCCTCTACTGTCTTGATGACGCCCTTGTTAACCAAGGCAGCTACGATTACTGCTGCGTGTCCGCCACTGTTCTGGCGTGCAATGGTGATACCCTTTGTATTCTTAGGGACAGGGAACTCCGCCACGGCAGGGCGGGGTGCCTTCTGAATACCCGCAGATGGAGCCGTGCCCGCACTCCGAGTTTGCGGAGCTTTGGATCGGCCCGGTGCACCACCAGTCGAGATCTTAAGTCCATAGTTAGTGTTCTCTACGTTGAGTGTGACGAACTGGCCTTCCTCATAGCCCGGATCACGGAAGCCACAGTTGACATCCTGACCATCAACCACGACATGATAGACCGGAGCCTGACCATTACGAGTGTTCACCATTTTGTTATAGGTTTGTTCAATTGATCCTTCGATTTGCATTGCTTCTAACTCCAGTTGTGTCCGGTGTCTACATCAAACTTGAGTAGGACCGGAAGGTTATATATTGTTTCTACGTATCTACATGCATGTGTCATTGCGTCTTCTACTACTTCTTTCGTCTCATCTGAATCTATTACTATTGAATCGTGTACTGTAATGCGGAACCAAGTCTGCTCTCTGGGGCGTAGTATAGTCCAGAACTTCCACAATGCCACCATTACTATGTCACCACCAGCAAAGCCTTGCACTGGATAGTTCTTAGTCTCGGTGGGCTTGAAACTAAACCCACGCCCTGTCTTCTTCTTCAACCACGGTGGTGCTTCACCCTCAGTGAACTTAAATATACGCCCAGTCAGGGCTTCTGTATACATAGAGGAGTAGTACTGCTCACCCTTCAGGTGTCCCTCGGGTTTCATGTTTTGCACTACCTCAGTGTATACCTTCTTCTGCCATGCTTGGACACCGGGGTACCGAGCATAGAATGCATCGATAAGATCCTTGACCATCTGGACAGGTTGCCCTGTCTGGTAGGCTAGACCTGCTGCCGTACCACCATAGATCAATCCGAAGTTAACGTTCTTAACAAGAGTCCGTTCCTTCTTAGTCATATCGGATGGTGTCTTCCATCCCATGACAGTCTTACCTGTGTGGAAGTGTAGATCTTGTCCGTTCTGGATGTCAGTAATAAGCTGGGCATCCTGTGACAGTGTGGCTAGTGCCACTACCTCCAGTTGGGAGAAGTCTAACTCAAAGATTGCCCTATGTGTTGCTTGTACCAATGACCGTACCTCACCGGGCATGTTCTGCCCATTCGGATTGGAACTAGAGGTACGTCCAGTAGCTGTGACCGCAGGGTTGAGCTTGGGATAGATACTATCTTGCCCACTAGCTGCCATCTCGACAGCAAAGGGAGCATAGTAGGTACCCAATAGCTTGTACCACTTGCGGTATTCTTCTAACGATTCCACTAGACCAATAGCAGCATTGTTTCCATACGTCTTGATAGCGTCAATCTCTTTCTTGGATAGGCTATACCCTAGGTGGGTAGCCTTCTTACGCCCCCATATCTTATTGATAGTCTTCGACGGTAGGATAGGTCCCTTCCCTTTCTTGAAGTCGATGCCCTTAGTCTTAAGCTTTGTCAGCCCAGCCGCAGGTTCCCCAGTGAGCAGGTAGCTCAGGGTACGTGGTGCCGTAGGCTTACAGTGCTTGTCTAAGATATCATCTCCATTGCTCCACTCTAGGTAGTCATTGAGTGTGCTGCGTAGTGTCTCTTCCGCTTCATCAGAGTGTATGATAGCGTTCTGTTGCCTCACACGTAGCTTCAACTTATCAATGGGCAGTCCATTCAACTCCATGTCAGACAATACAAGCAGATGGTTCTGGAATATAAGACGGGAATTCCTGTTAGCTTGTTGCGTGTGTACCCGAAGGGTGGTGAGTACATCTTCCTCTAAATACTCAGCCAATTCGTCCCTGTCTATGTCCTCCATCCGTATGCCAGCCTTAATGAGAGCCCCCAGATCGAGAGACTTCTGGAAAGGTATGCCATAGTAGTCAGCTATATCCTCTAGGCTAATGAAGCGCGTCTGGTGGCCGCTGAGACGGTATTGTGTGTACTGTGTGCACCACACATCGGCCTTCTCCCACGGGAAGTCCGGTCTGTCCCTCATCAGGTACTTGAGATCGAACTTGAGGTTGTGTCCTACAAATAGTACTTGCTTTCCTTCTTCTACTAAGGACTTGGCATAGTCTATAAGCTCGTTGACATCATCATTGATA